ACTGCCCTCCTTCCTTTGGTGTCTATGTTTGGAAAAGAACTTCATAATTATGCCTGACTTTTACATATCAAAAATAAAAATTCGTAGGGGAACAAACGATCAACGAAAATCGGTTCGTTTGGATCAGGGAGAACCTGCATACACCACTGATACAAATCGGTTATATGTTGGAAACGGTGTATTAAGTGGTGGAGTGTCGGTGACAACAAAAAATCACGTACCTCTGACTAATTTTTATAGTTTATCTAATACATATTCGGAAGTAGGTGATATAGCGTCAATTGATAATATTTGGTATCAATTAACGGCAAACCCTTATACTGATATCACAAAATGGGGTAAAATCGCTACCAAAGTATCACAAGAATTTGAGTATGACTCGTCTTCAACAATCAATTTGAAATTGAGTGGTCTATCGGCATCTAAAATAAACCCAAATACAGTTGATGGTGGATTATTTATTAATAATAATAAATTACAAATTAATTATAACCCAACATTTTTCGGACTTTCAGCTAATAAATTATCGCTAAATGCTGCATCGATCACTACTAGAGAGTTATTGTCAACATCATTTGGGAATGGTTTGAGCGGTGGGAATGGTAATACAATTACTCTGAGAACTAATCCGACGAATTTTTCATTTGTCGGTGGTGTTTTAACTGCCAATTATACGTCATTATACAATTCAATTAGTTCCTATTCTGGTAAATCACAATTTTTTCCACCAGTAAGCACATACAACTCTCTAACAACTCTAAATGCTAATGGTAATGATGTATCGACTTTCGATGGTGTTCTATACCAAATGAATGGTTCATCTGCTACCGAATTAAGCGCGTGGACGAACATTAGCGATACAAAAGCAGTTCAAAGGTCTGTTTTCTCAACACTGACATGCCTCTCAGCATTTACTGGTAATGGGAGTAATATTAATAGTAGTTTATCCACTATCTTTAATGGAAGACCTTCACATGCTATCGATGGAGTTGGTGCTATTCCAGGATTAGGAATAACACAATTTAGAACTTTATCTTCAAATGGTTTCACTACGGTAGTAGTAAATCTATCTTCCGCTGGATTCTTAACTTTTGAGGGTGATTCTACATCAAAAACAGGTCAACCATTCGGTAGATTCGCAATTCCAATTTTCGCATATTAATCATGAGTATAGAAATCTTCAACAACACACTATTAAAAATTTTATTCCGTCAAGGAACTGATAATGAACGCCAGAATATAATTTTTAATTCGGGGGAACCTGCTTTCACTACTGATACCAAACGATTATTTATTGGTGATGGGGTGACGACTGGTGGTATCCTTGCTGGCAATCTATTTAAAGGGACGGTGACAAATATCACCAGTGTCGCTCCAGCAGAAATTGGAGACACTGCTTATAATAGTGACACTAAAATACTATATCGACTGAAGAGTGGCACTGGAGCTAATATTGGCGATTGGGAGGCTATTGGAGGTAAAGGAATTGATAGTAACACTCAAATATCTGTTTTTGGTAGCACTATAACAAATTTAGTAAGCACTAATAGAACAACTTTTTCAACTTTATCAACTACTCGGGATGCGAATACGTTCTACATAGTAACTAATGATAATTATATTTTAATGTAATTTAAAAAGTAAATTTTATAAATTTATCCCCTATTATGGGATATTATATCTACAATTCCTATGCCTACTACATCTCCACCTACTACCTCTACTTCTACCTCTACATCTACTACCTCTGCGCCTCCACCTACATCTCCACCTACTACCTCTACATCTACCTCCACATCTACCTCTACTTCTACCTCTACATCTACTTCTACTACACCTCCACCCACACCTCCACCTACTACACCTCCACCTACCACATCTCCACCCACCACTGAAAAATGTTGCGTACCTCCACCAGAAGTCACAGTAAATTTACCACCTATTTTACCACTTTTCACTACAATTTCAATATTACCATTATCAACTTTAATTACGCCACCAACCACTTTAAACCCTTTAAATATCAATATAACAGCCACAACCACGACCACCACGACAACCACGACAACCACGACAACCACTATTCCAACAATTTTAATTCCAAAATGTTTGGATAATAGTTGCAATAAATTGGGATTCTGATAATTATCTTGATGAGAAAATTGACCATTGGAATGGCAACATATGATGATTATGATGGATTATATTTTTCAATACAAGCTATTAGAATGTATCACGCAGAAGTGTTGGATGATATCGAGTTTGTCATTATTGACAATAATCCCGATTCAAGCCATGGTAAAGCAGTTAGGGATTTGACCAATTGGATCAAAGAACCCTTTCAATATCTCCCATTTACTAAATTTAAATCCACTACTGTTAAAAATAAAGTTTTTGAATTGGCAGACACCCCTTACGTTTTATGTATGGATTCTCATGTATTTTTAGAACAAGGTTCTTTAAAAAAATTAATAAGTTTCTACGATAATAAACTCGACGATGGTAATCTACTACAAGGACCGATCATTTATGATGATCTGAAAAATTATTCCACACATTTCGACTTTACATGGGGAGGACACATGTGGGGAACTTGGCAAACAGATGAAAGAGGATCAGATAAAAACAATGATCCATTTGAAATCCCCTCTCAAGGTATGGGTCTTTTCTCGTGTAGGAAGGATTCTTGGTTGGGATTCAACAAAGAATTTCGTGGATTCGGAGGAGAAGAGGGGTATATCCATAAAAAATACAAAAAACATGGTAGAAAAACACTATGCTTACCGTTTTTAAGATGGTTACACCGTTTTAACAGACCAAATGGTATTACCTATCCAAATAAATATGATGAAAGATTTCGTAATTACATGATAGGATTTCACGAATTAAATCTTCCGACAAACGAATTGAAAGAACATTTCAAAGACGTATTATCGGAAGATAAACAATCGGAAATTGAGAAAGAAGTTATAGGATTACTTCAAAATTCCTAGATCATACTCATATTGAACATCAGAAAGCATTGCATGATATCGCTCATTAATGTATTTTTCAAATGCCAATGGCTTAATCATGTTGATGGGATCAATGTTTAATTCTTCAGATTTGTTTTCAATAAAGATAAATGCTTCTGCTAAACATGCCCATCTTGCAAATTCAGTCAATGTCATTTCCACTTTCCCTTTTTTAGTTTCTATTTTTATCATTTGTATTTTCTTTAATTAGTTTATCAATGTTAAGTTCTTCGATTGGTTCAGTAATCAGTATACTATCCAATTTAAGTGTGACAGAATATTTGTTTTTGCAGTGGTCACATTCAACCACAAATTCTTCCATTGGTTTAAAAATACCATCGAACATGTTGTTACCACAATTACAGGGGAATTTAACAGATGCTTCGTCCAATAGTTCCTCATAATTTTTAATAACTTCTTCTTGCTCAGTGATTACTGTATCAGATTCTTGAAGCATATTCTCCAGATTCGTAACACGCTCATCAACTTTTTTCTTTCCTAAAAGTTCTTCTAATTCTTCCACTCTTTTATCATTGCTCTTTCTGTTTTGTAGCAAGTAATAACCCCACCCGTAACCTAATCCAGCTAATACAAATGATTTAGAGAATTTCTCCAAATTATCTGATATCCCATAAGCAATGGCACTTGAAGCCACTACTCCCAATAATATTTGTTTTCCGTATTTCATATTTGTTTTGCTTTTAAAATGATATCTGCTGCAATGTCTGGATCAAATTTGAAAGAGATCTTAGATGACTCCATGATTCCTTCCAACCTGCCAAATTCTTCGTTTACCATTTGTTCCAATCGCTCGCATGTGTAGTATTGTGGGCTAGTTTTTAAATCCATCAATTTCTCCCAATACTTCTCATCAAATTCCTTGACGTTTACCATGTATTTACCAGTGGTGAAGAACTCAATACCGACTTTACACAAACGAAGACTTTGAACAAAGTTTTTGGGACTGAATCCGTAGGTTTCCACTGCTTTTTTCCTTTTACCGCCTAACTGACCGCTTCTTTGCCCAGTAGCCAATCGAATTTCGCTGAATACATAACCCTTTAGTGAATTTTTAAGGGTATTAGTGTCGATTAGATCGTAAGCATGGGACACGATCTCATCAAAGATTGGATGTTTGTATGTAAATGCTGTGTCGGGAGCGAATAATATCTCCAATACCTGAGTATTACTCTTTCTCAATAATTTTAAGTATCGAGTGATCTCATAATAAGTAGAGTCGATGTCATCAGTCTGGACAATCGATTCGATATTATCCAAATTGGCTAAATATCGCTTATTTTTAGCGACAAATAGACCTCTCATGTCAATATCGGACTCTGGTGTGTTCAAACCATACAAAGTTGAACCGCCAATCAATTGGCAGATTATTTTACCTTCGCAATTCTTAAATGCTTCATGATTTTCAATACTTATGTCCATAAATACCCCCTATATTTTACAATTGTATTCATCAATTCTGTATCTTTATCCAAAAGCGAATCTTCCAGTGTGATAAATTCATTAATATTAGTCCCAACCCATTCATCAACTTGATTTTTCAAAGTGGGACGCTCATTTTTCAGATAAAAATACACATCATTAAGTTCTTTTTGTCTGAGTTTGATAGCATCCACAGTATCCTGTCTAACATGTCCCTTTTGCAACTCTTCGGAGAAGTCATAACAAATGTCATTAAGTCCGTCTTCTTTCTCCACATAATGAATTAAGGAATCAAAAAGAACAATTTCGATGATTGAGTCTTTATCAATCCAATCACCTTTTAGTTTGTCAGTTAGCCACTTCTGTTGGTTCTTCTTCTTTTTTTTGCTCATATTAATTATGATTTTCTCTGAAATTAAACAACTTATCAATTTTTTCTAAATTATCTAATATTTCTTCTTGCGACAAAGAAATATGTCTTGCAATGTAAATTCGATTACCAATATCTCGCAAAATCTCTAATTGGTCAAGAGGTTCGTATTTTGTAATAAGTTTTAAATCTTTTTTATCGGGTATTTCAAACATGCCCTGATTATACTCTAGTTTTTAATTATTACCAATAGTATAATTCGACAATATCTTATCACCATTTTT